AGATGTTCACTAATCTCTCCAAAGAATAGTTGGGTCGCTGAAGGAATCTGCTGATCCCATCTCTCTTGAGTATACCACGGCAAGAGTGATCCAGCACACAAACCAAAAGAAATTAAATATTAAATTTTGCCTCCACATGAATCTACGGAAGGCTACGAACTCTGGTTTCTTCGTGGCGATCTCAAGAACAATCGACAACAAGAATCCAAACAAGAGTGGGAGAAAAAGAATGTCTGAGAAACTCAGGAGAAAAATAAGAATTTCTTTCATAATATTTCTTTGGGTATAAACCAATAAGATACAGATTGCCATCGTTTGCCCAACAAATAGGCGTCATAAAAATCTTGAATGTCTTTCCAGGTGTTGCGGTAGTTTTTAGGATATATCGTCAAACTCATTATGGCAAAAATAATTACATGGAAAAAATGTCCTGCGGGATGGTGACCCAACTGAAAACCAAGCAATCTTGCTTCGTCATTAACACTAAATCCCAAATCAAAGTGCTTGTGCAGTTGATCATGAAGTTCGGTGCTTTCTCCTATTCCAGGTATCCAATTCTCTAAGAACTGAACATAAAGATCTGGTTCCATTGTACTAATGATAATAATTTACTAATGTCAATGCAGGACAAAAACGATAACATGATTACAACATCCCATCCTTTGATCTTAACAAAAAATGGAATAGTTACAGCATTTGCGACTAGGTGAGTTGCTGATCCAGCAGCAACATCAACCCACAGAACAATAAAATAGGCAGAGACCACTAAGAAACTGCCTAATATACGCATATAAATTAATGTCTTATTCATCCAAAAGTAGAATCAGGCTCCATAGCAATATAATAAGTCAAGTCACTGTTCTTTGCAGTAAACCGAGACAAAAGTTTTTGGGATACTACAACCTCGTAAGTTCCAGGAAGAATTTTAATGTTCTCAACCTTGAAGTTGAAGCAAAACTCTTTATCAGTTTCACCAACAATCACAGAATAAACGTTTGATGTGTCATTCTTCTTGTCACGGACAACCAGTTTAATCACACCATTCTCACCGATAGCAGATAAATCTGGAGACTGGTAGATAGAAGATGCTTTCAGAAGTTTGTCCAGTTGATCGGTACTCACCTCAAAACGAACATCTTCGCTAGGAAGAGAAATATCTTTGTCAGGAGGAGAGACAATTACATTCGGATCGGCAAAGAAGTACTTAGAACGAGATTTTCCTTCCTTCATAACAACATAACCGTCATTATTAAAGTCTAACTCTGGGTTTTGATATAGACTCAATCCATTAAGGAATTGATTGAGATCATATACACCAAAGTCTTTAGTAAAGTCTTCGGAGACAGTTGCCTCTGCTAAGATATTCTTCATTACACTAATAGTGCGCAATTTATTCCCCTCTTTGAAAAGAATAGATTGATTAATAGAAGAGAAGTTCTTGAGAAGAGAGATAGTTTTATCAGAGAGTTTCATGTGGTCGAGAGTTTTCATTATCAATATGGAAAGTCAGAAGTGGTCGGTTTGTAATGATCATCAAAATGCAATAGTAGCATAGCATAGTGAATGACTTTTAGTAAATCTTTTTTATTTTGTCCGTCTTTATCACCGTATCGTGTTCCATACTTTATGATGTTTGATTGACAAAATCCAGAAGCAAGTCCTTTAGCTGCCATCAAATCAATAGTTTGGATGTCCTTAAATCCACTTGATTTGCCAGTATAGTGACTACGATAAGTGCCACTGACATATTCGTGGATATCCTTCAAGATAACATCTTCATTATACTTCCAGCGACCGTTGTTATTGTCGGGGGTTTGGGGAAGTTCTGGAACAGAAGATGTTGGAAAATTTACATCAAATGTAAGTATATCTTCCCCGTATAAAGAGGTTTCTTTTTCTGAGAGGGAAAACTCTGGAAGAGTGTCCTCATAAATTTCATTCGTGCTCATAATTTCGTCGTAAAGAAAGCTCCAGGAGTTTGCCATAATTATATCAAACAGCACTAAATGTGTCAATGGAACCTTCATTCTCAGAAGGCATCACAAAGTCAACATCAACCTTGTCATACAGTTCCAGGAATGCTTGCTTGGTCTCATCATCAAAACGATTGACACAAACTTGAATTGCCTTTGCCTTATCTCCGAAGATGCTGTATGCCTTCACAATGTGAACCAGACGGCGGGTGCTGATAATTTCCTCAATACCACCATCATAGAAGGTTTTGCGGATGATGTCTGCCCAGTCAGCAAGGCGCTTGCAGAAGTTGACATCACCACACAGTTTGTTGAGAATCTTGGTCTCAACAGAAACAGTGGGATATTCTTGCTCGAAGGTCACAGGAAAACGCTCCAGGAACGCTTCATTGAGAACGTTGGTACCAATGAACCGACCATCGTCAGATCCCTTGCCCTTGGTGTTGGCCGTGGCAATAACTTGGAATCCATCAGTGGGTTTGATCCACTTACCGATCTTCTTGAGGAAGACGCCCTTACCTTCTAGAATGGACTGAAGACAGAGGATTTTGTTGGATGCCAGGTCGATCTCGTCCAGAAGGAGAACTGCTCCGCGTTCGAGTGCTTCGATAACGGGACCATTGTGCCATGCAGTATTCCCATCGACAAGCCTAAAACCACCCACCAAGTCATCTTCATCCGTCTCAATCGTAATATTCACCCGAATAAGTTCGCGACCCAGTTGGGCGCACGCCTGTTCGACAGAGAACGTTTTACCGTTACCCGAAAGGCCCGTAATGAACGTTGGGTAGAATAGACGGGAAGAAATAATTTTTTTAATATCAGTGAAGTTACCAAACTTGACGAAGGAATCATCTTTATCGGGAATAAGGTTTTGTTCCACAGAGGGAATAGCAGCAGGAGAATTGTAAGATACTTCCAGGTCTTTGACTGTCTCTTTTGTTACTTCAAGATTGTAAGTTCCTCGACCAGACTTATACTGCTTCAACTTCTTAGCAACAGTCTGATAGGAAAGGGAAACGCCACTGTCTGCAATCCATGCTTCGATATTCGCCTTTGTGATGGCGTTTCCATAAGTGGAGTGAAGACCGTCGCGGATGAGTTCTGTGGAGTAGGTCATGTCTTTGTTTGAACTGATCTAAGTATAGTGCATATAGACCTGCTCTCAGAGGACCTTGTGACAGTTCTTATTGTGATTTCAGAAGTTCTTGGAAGTAGTCTTCTGAAGCAATCTTGCCAGTATATCCAGGAAAGTGCTGCTTCATCATTGCAGGGACTCCCATAGCAGTGATGCTGCTATCGGTTCGAATCCATACTTCTTTCTTCTCTTCAATAACGATGTGTCGCAGGGGAAACTTACTTTTCTTCATAGGTAAATGTTTTGTTTTTCACTTTAGTATCAAATTCACCAGTTCTACCTGGTCTCATTTTCCCAACCTTTGCGTTCTTTCCTTTACCAGGCCAAGATTGCTTAGATGTTCCTTTGAGTGTAGCAGATCCTTTTGATTTGCGTTGAATCAGAACTGAATCCTGATCATCTTTAGACGATCCGGGTTTTGTATTCTTCTTGTGCTTGAGTCCACGTTCTGTTCCCAACTTTTCGATGGTTTTTTTGAACTTGCGTTTACCCATTTTACCAGAAGAAACTACATGAGACTTCTCTCCAACTTTCTTCTCTTGAGGTGTTCCTGGGTTTTCTGTATATCTTCCAGATACTTTTGTAGGACCTGGAAGGCCAGCGCCACGAATTCGTCTTTCAGTTCTCTTACTTCTCTCTTTATTCTCTTTGGAGGACTTGTTCCCTCTTTGGCCGGAAAGGATAGCCATGCCACCCTTCTGTGATTTAGAGCGAACTCTATTCAAAGAAGTTTCCTGAATAGAGTTACATTCTACCACAAATTGCTGAAATGTCTTCATACCACCAAAGAAATAAATTCTCCTAATACCTTTTTATTTAGTTTTTTGGTCTTCAGAGACTTAGCAAATGCAGATTTGATCTTTGCTTTGGTTGCACCACCATCAACTTCAAACTCAGATTCCTGAGAAAGAGTTGCAGAAGACATTCCAAAGTAAGCATCATATCCAGAAGATTTGATGTTAAAGCTCCTAGACTTCTTCCAATCTTTTTGAATACGATCAAACTCATCATCACCAAAGTCACAGTAACTACGAATGAATGAGTTTGCATCGCGAGGAGCAAGAACCCGAATTCCAATGAAGTTTGCGTTAGGGAAGTTGTCCTTCAAGTTGCGAAGCATGACATCAGTGAAGCATCGATATTGACCCTGTATTGCATAGGTTGTTCCAAGTTTGCGATCACGGACATAGGACTCTCCCGGATAAAGATGACGGGTTCCAAGAAATGGTTCTGGTTCCCAGGGCCTCTTAACCGTAACATGATATGAAAGACTATTTGCTTCACCATCAGTAAGAACAATGCACTGAACTTTCTGAAGTTTATTTGTCTTCTGAAAGTCTGGAAGAATTGTATGAAGAGAAACCAATGCTTCATTTAGGGGAGTTCCAGACAAACTAAGACGCTCAGGAACAGAGTAGCGAGAACCATATACATTGCCATAGTAACAAGCAATTCTCCAAATATTGATCATCTGTTTTTCAATCTCCTTTGCAGGAACTTGACTGGTGAAAATATTCATCATAGAAAATGAATCGTCAATGGACAAGAAACCTTCTTTCTTTTTATATGAAGGAGTCAAATCAGCATCAACATACTTTTCTAGTTTGTGGCTGTAATGAGATCTTTTCCACTCATTAGTGAATGCATAAACCTCAAAAGGGATCGATACTTTCTTACAAAACCAGATCAAGTTGAATAGTTGCTTGCAGGTATCCCGAAGAACGTTAGACATTGATCCAGACCAATCAAGAACAAAGATCAACCCATGATTCTTACCGTCTGGAAGGACCGTAACCTTCTTGAAGAGATCTTCATTATATCTATAAGTATGAAGTTTAGCGGTGTCAAGAACACCAGTGCGAGAGGTAGAAGCACGAGCATAGGAATCTGCTGCTTTCTTGCATTCAAACTCCTTCACCAAATAGTTGACTTCCTTCTGAGCAGACTTCTTGAAGTCATAGAAAAGTTGGTCAACAACACTATAAAGATCAATCCCATCCATTCCATGAGATTTTGCTCTTTGATTAGACGTTCTTTGAACAAGAGTGAACCACTCGTTAATTACGTCATGAACGTCAGAGTTTTTAGCGATGAGGTTTTGAGAATCTAGTTTGGGGATTTCAGCATAGACACTGTCACCAGACCTTTGGTCAATCAGATCCTTGAGTTTTTCTTCAAGATTGTTCGCTGTTGTAACTTCCAATTCATCATTATCTCCAGCATTAGATCCGGGAGTAACTTGAGAATTGTTCTCAATAGAATCTTGAGATTCATCCTCACTATCACTATTTTCAGAATCTTGAGAATCTAAAGTCTCAGAGTTCTGTTGAGAAGATTCAGACTCAAAGTTCTCCTGAGGGGGAATAGGAGCATCTGGTCTGTCATCATTATCAATCTCTTTCTTGCAGTGCTTGTAAAGAGTCTCTGCGGCAATTAGAACATCTTCAAATGTCTCACACTCAGCAATTGTGTGGACGAGAGGCATTTCTTTTTGATCGTCAAAGTTGATATCAACAAAGTTTCCAACCTTAAAGTATAGGTTAACTCGATCTGCAAGATTCATGGAGGAGACATCTTCACCCGACAGGTCAAAGAAGTCATTTTCATTCATTTCCTTGTATCCACCAAAAAATGTCTTTGCAAGTCCAGGATACTTGCGCTTCATCAACTTCTCAATGCGAGCGTCTTCTACCACATTGACAAACTGTGGTGGAATATCATGCTCCAGAAACCAGTCATTGTCTGGAGTAAACAGGGCATGACCAACCTCATGACCAACGAGCATGTCATACACAACATTGCTCGTATCCCATACAGGGAGGGTCAGGACACGAGTGTGAACATTGAATTGTGCGGTCTCGATCTGACGATGCTCAACGACCAGGTCTTCAGTCGCAAGGAGTTTTGCCAGTTGTGACTTGATTTCGTGGGAGACGTACATGTGGTTCGTTTCTTATGTGGCCATAATACTAAACCCCCACCTTTCGGTGAGGGCCCTCAGTGACAGTTTTTCTAGTGTCCTTGTTACAAAAGTTCTTTACAAATACGTTTACACATGTGTTGGGTTTCGTCGCATTCGATCAAGCAGTTATAATAATCGTTAAGGATGTCGGCATCATCTGTTTTTTGATCTATGATAGAAAGTTTTTCTATGCTTTGCTTCCAACCAGCTAATTGATTATAAGAAATGAGATTGTGCATTATACCTCCGGATGATCAACATAACATAATAAATGTATCATGCCATACAAATTGCCTCAATTCTATATTATATAGTCAGCGTATGCTAACTTAATGTCTTTTGCTTTACACTTAATAAGTTTTTTATGAAACTAAATTTTTCTTCACAGTATCCATAACATTGACAGTGGGGAACCATCCAATACTAGTCAAAACAGTGGTATCTGCAGCATTATCAAGTCTTTCTCCTGGAGTATTTTCTTTCAGAGGTAAGTGTCCCATGCCCATCTTTTCTGCAAGTTCTTTTACAGAGACAGAATTTCCCGTTCCAACAGACACTGGGCCATTAACATTTGCGTGAGCGAGATATCGAATTGCACGACAGACATCCTTTACGTGAATCCAATCTCTCCGATGATTTGTAACGTATTTTGCATTTTTATCTTCTAGCATACGATACATCATATCTTTTCGACTGTCTGGACCATAAACTGTAGTGAATCTTAATCCAACAGAGTTTGATGGGGCCATCATTTCGTTTACCCACTTTGTCATTGCATATGGATTTTCCCAATACTCTTCTTCCACAGCACTCGATGATGCATAGAGAAGACGAGTATTTGTATCCCGACACCAATCAAATAATGGTTTTGCCATCAATACATTATTTACATAGAACTTTTCAGGATCTTCTAGACTCTCTCGAATGTTTGCATAAGCAGCAAGATGAATTACCAAATCATAATCACCACCATCAAACTGACCAATGTTGTCTGGAAAATCAATTCCATCTACATTTACAGATCCCAGTTGTTCTTGCCAATCTAGATATACATTTCTACCTATAAAACCTTTATGACCTGTAACTAAAACTCTCATGACAACATTCTGCTAAAACCTTTTACTTTTTCAAACTTTATCACATTCTCAAATTTATCATGAAGAGATTCCTTATGAGAAATAATAAAGACATTTGCATCCTTGATTACATATCGAATAATTTTTAGAAACTCCTCAGTACCAAATCCATCAAGAGAACTATCAAATACTTCATCCATAATTAACAGATTGGTGTTGACAGAGTTCTTCATTCTAGCAACTTCTCTCCAAGTAAACAAAAGAGCTAGATCAATTCTCATTTTCTCACCTTCACTAAAAGAAGAATATGAGAAGTCTTCGTGAATTGGAGAGCGAATCGTTTCGTTAAACTCCTCATCCAACGTAAAGTTGATATAAAAATCCATCATCTGAAGATATCTATTTGCCTGATTGTTTATTAAGGGCAGATACTTCTTGATGATTTTTGTTTTTACTCCACCATCTTTTAGCAAAGAGTAAGAAAAATCATAATAGTTAATTTTTTCTCTACTCTCAGAAAGTTCGTTTAGAGTTTCTTTTAATTTCTTTTTAAAGGAGTCTAACTTCTCATGTTCAGAATTCTTGTTTGCAAGTTGACTGGCAAGTTTTTGAATTTCTGATTCCAAACACTTGATCTGTTTCCGAATCTCAGAAACCGTAACATTGTTTGTAGATATGCCATGCGTGAGGTTAGTTATCTCCCGAGTGATAGAGTTAAGTTGACGCTCTCGCTCTTCTTCCTCTTTAATTGCCTCTTCAAGTTCAAGAAAACCTGATTGCAACTCCTTTGACTTATTTTGAGCGTCTGTAATTTTATTTATTCTAAAGTCTTCTTCAATAGATTGTGTGCAGGTAGGGCAAACCTTATTTCCAGTAAAAAATTTATGTTCCTTAACAACGGAATCAATTCGATGAGAGATCTTACCTCTTAGTTGATTGAGTTTCTTTAGTTTATTCTTATCACCAGACCAATCATCAAATTCAAGTTGTTTTTCAGCAATTTCATCATTATATCTTTCAATTTTCTGAAGATGATCTGCCATCTCAGATTCTAAACTACTTATGCGATTCTGCTTCGCACCAATCATAAACTCAGAATCTCTTTCAACTTTTTGAATAAATTCTTTCTGCATTGATACTTTATCATTCAGAGAGTCTTTTTTCAGTTCCAAAACTTTTATGTTCTCTTTTATCTCTCTTATCTTCTCCTTTATTACCATATTCATATTGGAAAAAATGCGAATATCTAAAAGATCCTCAATTACTTCGCGACGATTGGAGGAAGTCAACTGCATGAAGGGAACAAATGTGCTGCTTCCAAGAATTACAATCTGTGTGAAAGATTTAAAGTTCATCTTTAGAACATTCTGCTCAAACCACTTCTGTTGATCGACAACAGATGAAGCTTGATCCATCAGGGATCCATTCTTCCAGATTTCAAAAATTCCGGGTTTGATTCCCCTTACAACTTTCCACTGAATTCCAGAAAGAGTAAATTCTATTTCAACTCTACAATCCTTTTCATTTGTCGAATTGATTAGTTGTGGTTTGTTGATTTTGCGAAAAGGTTTTCCAAACAAAGAGAAGCACAAGGCATCAAGAATGGTGCTCTTACCAGCACCATTCGTTCCAATAATCAAACTCGTCGAATTATCACAAAGACTGACCTCTGTGAATTGATTACCAGTGCTCAAAAAGTTTTTCCACCGGATCTTCTCAAATAAAATCATTTCTGCCTTTTGGAGGAATTACAAAATCGTTTTTGGTAATAATAGCGTATCCACACCCAGATAGTTCACAACTTTCAACTATTGCTTGACTATCAACTTCTATAATATGAATTTCAGGACTTCCATCTTCTTCTAACATCATAGCAAACCTAGTTGCATCATCTTCTTCTTCAAAGATGTATAAGATTTCATTCTGCTCTTCATCTAGAGCATAGTATGCTCCCTCTCTTTCTCTACCACGTAAAGTCAAAATAAACATACTAAATCATCTCACATGCTTCTTGGTAGGTTTGTCTCATTATACACTGAATTTTTGATTTGTCCAAGTCAATCTCAGACTCTTCAATGTAACGATTGAGAATAGAAAGAGTATCTTCAGTCTCAAATGCTTCGAACTCTTCATTCTCATTAATACCAAAGTTTTCTATGATCTTAAGATCTGCAACTCCAGCAGAGTACAACTTATCAATTACCTTTTCAAACTCCTTAGGTCTTGGCTTGTTGCGAACAATTACTTTGACAATCTTGTCCTTATATGGTCTCGAATCAAGAAGAGATGCTGGTTCATCATTATAATATAACTTGTAAAACAATCGATATGGATTATCAATTGTTGTAAGTTCTAGGGTATCTGTATCAAAGATATGAAACCCCCGAGGATCTTCTACATCGTTCCAGAACATTTCATAGGGATTACCCAGATATGTGATTCTTCCATCAGTTGATCGAGTGTGATAGTGACCGCTGAATACTTTCTCGAACTTCTCAAATAGTTTGCGATCATAACCATGGTCCATGACGACTTGTTTATTAGCTGCAAATCCTGAGAGCTCAAGGTGCCCCATCGACACTTTGCAATCCGTACTTTCAATAAGTTTAAGAGTATTTTTTTCATTTTCCGAATTAATCCAAGGAACAAATAATATTTTAAGTTTATCTACTAATATCTCTGTCGCTTCCGAGTATATATTCACATTATCATATTCACGAAGAAGAAGATCAACTGCATTCACATCATTCGTGTTTTTATAATATGAATCATGATTTCCAACAATCAGATGGACATTAATTCCACGTTCTTTGATAGGATCAAAAATATTATTCTTTGCCCAAGAAAGTGCTGCAAAGTTGATTCCAGTACGATTGTCAAAGGCATCTCCAAGATGCAAAATGGTACTGATACCTTCCTTATCTATTGTGGGAAAGAAAATATCGTTATAAAATTTTAAAAAATAATCATGAAATAATTTAGAATTTTTACGAGCACCATAGTGTGTGTCCGTAATGATTGCAACTTTCATCAATAACGGAGTTTTGAGTGGACATTATCCTTGATCTGATTGTAGTCGGAATAGTTTGATCCGTCAAGGGTATTGCTGTCATCAAAGACCTCACTATAACCAGACTTCTCAATAATTTTATTTTTAATGTCTAACTGACGTTTCTCTCTCTGAATCCTACGGAGAAAGGCGTAATGGATGATTTGGGTAAAGTATGCGAAGGGATTCTGAGACTTTGCTGGATCAAAATTATGAATGTACTGAACACAGTTTTCAATCCCATCAGAAATCATGTCCTCTTTAAACATGTAATTCACAAAATTTGGTTTGAATGAAAGATGATTAGCAATCTTCAAAAAGCACTCTCCAATATATCTTGGAATTGGTGGTTTGGTATCCCATCGTGTCGCTCTATCAGCCTTTTCAGGTTCTCTACCATACTTCTGAATGAAAGTCCTCTCAACCTCTGCTCGATAATCTGTGAGTGCTGCAAGGAACTCTTTATTGTTTACATAATGCTCAGACCTTTTCCTCTTGGCCATTGGTTTTCCTATCATAAGTTATATTCATAATTATGTAGTAATTATACCATTATACTAATTACTTGACAAGTTTCTAAAAACAAGTAGAATTACCTTTGTGAAGGTTGATAAGACTATTCAGGCTTATATTTCAGATTAAAGAGCTTCTCTAGTAACTCTTTCGCATCATTAATATTAGAAACATATCCCATTTTCTTACTTATTTTTGCAGAGTTGCCTTTCTGTGGTTGTTGAGCATGATGTATAAATTCTTGATACATCATAATCATTTCAATATCAGATGATTCTGACATTGTAAGAACGTCATCCAAGTTAATAAAGAACATATCATCCTTTGTTGTTTTTAACCATGGTTCTATTTTGTATCCAACCATATTTGATTGTACTTTGATTTCGCCAATTACAACAGGATTAGAAACAATTAACATTGTTCTTTCATCTTCTTCTGAAGCTGCGACTTTAGCAAAAATCTCTTCACCGTTCTTTAGTTTGATTGTTGCGTAAAAATCGTCTTCTATCATTTGTTTTTGAGTTGTATAGTGATTATGTCATAATTAAATTTTTCTTCATTGTATATCTTAATTCTTTCTATTAGATGATTGAGAGTATAATTGTTTCTAGATCCTTTCTTAATATCATCCCCGATATCATAAAGAATTGCTTTTGTTTTGTTACTTCCTTTTCTGAGCACTCTACCAATTGATTGTAGATTTCTAATTCTTGATTTTGATGGAGAAGCAAAGACTACATTATGCAAGTTCTTTATGTTAATACCAGTTGAAAATGTTCCGTAAGAAGCTACAATAATTGCATGATCTTCTTTTTCGGTAATCTCACGAATTAATTCTCTTTCTTCAGTATCCACTCCGCCATGTACAAAAAATACTTTATGGTCATCTCGCTTGTAATTATTTATCTTTTCGTAGAGTATTGCTCCATGGCTTTCGACTCTTTGAAAAAGAACAAGTGTATTTCCTTTAAGATCAAGTGCTAGATTTTTGATAAAGTTATTCCTTTGCTCATGAGAAATAAGGTACTGTATCTCATCTTCATAGGTTTTAAAGTTTTGTCCAGGATGTTGTAATACGAGACATTGTATATCGAGTTGAGATAAATGTCCTTGACGCATTAACTCTTCAGTTTTAGTAACTTTATATGATGGTCCAAACAATCCCTCTAGGACCCATTTGTGGGTCTGTGTACCATCTAATGTTCCTGTAAAACCAAATCTGTACTTTGCATGATGCAATTTTGTCATGATTTGTATAAGTGATTTGCTCTTGAATAAATGTGCTTCATCACCTATAATACAACCATAGTCTTCAAAAAAAGATCTCTCCAACTTGTATACAGATTGCCATGTTGTGATTGTAACTGGTAAGTCTGTTCTCTTCTCCCTACCTGCATATATCTTGTGACAATATGACTCAGAATCCCAACCATAGTCTTCGAAATCTTTATACATCTGTTCTACTAGACTTGTCGTCGGAAGAACTAAAAGAATTTTTTCTCCTTGAGCATGATAGTACCTTACAAGCGAGTAAATCATCAACGATTTACCGGAAGCAGTGGGACTTATCAGTAACTTTCTGTTATGTTTTAATGCGTCATACACACCTTCAATTTGATACTTTCTGGGAGAAAATGAAGTGATGGAATTAATATAATCTTTCACTCCTTCATATGATACATGATGGTTCTCCTCGTAAGGAGTTCCATAAAATTTATTGTCTTCAAATTTATAAGTATATCCGTAGTTGTCACAAAACTGGACAATCTTATCCAAGAGTCCAACATAAATTGTCTTTGACCTCATATCAAAGAGATGTATTTCTCCATTCCAATTTTTACCACGGTATTGTGGCATAAACTTTGCATTTGGAACTTCGAAAGTAAAATGATCTCTTAGTTCATATTCAATATGAGGTTCTGTTTTTACTTTTAAAAATACTTCGTTTGACTTTGAAATAATAACATTTGCCGTACTATCAATCACGATGTCTTAAGCATCTATGATTATTTATTCTGGTCTATCAGAATCCATATCCATAAAATGAAATTTGTGATCTAAAATACATCTATAAAGATTATCTCTCAACTCCCTAAGTTGTTCTTGCTCTTCTACAGGACGAGCAGGGGCACCTGGCCAGTTTTTGATAGTCTCTTGAACGCAATGATACATTAGATAAATCTCTTCAATTCCCACGTTGAGTTGATAAAATCCCTCATCAGGAATTTCGCCATCAAATTGATCTTCTGGAAATTCGTTCATTATCCCAACCCTGCGTTAAATCTCATAAACTCTATTGCGTTTTTAATTTGATAAGTTCTGTTAGTTATTTGTTTGAGTATACTTTCAATATACACTAGCATGGTATCGTAATAATCTATCTTTAGACATATTGTAGAGAGTTTTTCATCTGCGTCAAGATATTTCTGCATTGTGTCTTTATCTCGAATTTTTTTGGGAAATGGATTTTCGATATAGACATCTGGATCTGCCTTCCCACTAAAGTATTCATATCGTTCGTGTCTTATATTTTTTCTTTGTTGTTCTGCTTTTTTTCTCAATAAAAACAAGGTATTGTATAAATCAAAATATTTTGCATGGAGAGTGGGGATAGATGTTGATTCTGTATGAAGATTATCCATATCGATTTTAGAATCTTTCTCCCACATTTCTTGAAGTTTATCAAGATCAATCATAAAGGATTTCCTTCCAAATCAGTAATATTGTACATAGTATACTTGAAACTTACGTCGGCTGTAAAGTACTCGATGTCTGTGTCAGTGGCATCAAATGTAAGAGTGGATAAATTATACGGAAATAAATCAGTAAAAGATATTTGAAATCTTGGAACTAAATTACTACTTAATATTTGTAATGTTCCATCAGAGTAAATATTTTCTCTATCCTTCCCGTACCTACCAATGATCTTTGCTTGCGATTCCAATTGATCATATTGACCAATGTTTTCTGGAAATCCCAACCCTCTCATCCAATTTTGAATTTCCATATAGTTTTCAAGATTCTCATCAACAAGAAATCTTAAGTTTAAATCAGAGAACTGAATAATCTCTCCTGGAATTGGAATGGGCCTTAAATAATTTGATTGCTCAGTTACTCCTAAATTTATATCTGGTATATTTGCTTGATTGCAGAAAAATGCAGCTCCAGGACTCCTATCGAGAGCAAATTTAAATCCTGTAGGAGATAGATAGTTTCTATTTTCAAGTTGTCTTGATAGGTTTGCCATTTTAGTACTTCTCTATTTCAGCACGTTTCCAATCTTCTTCAGAATTTTTCATTAATTCATTTGCACTTTTTTTAGTTCTGAATTTCTTTCTATCACTATACTCCTCAGTCCATCTACTAGATTCGCAATAATATACATATTTGTCCTGTTGGAACAACTTTCTCCTTTTAATGTGATATGGCATAATAAATGTGTTTATTGACTATTTAGATAAAAAAAGAGGGTCTCGAAAGACCCTCTGATGAAATATGTAAACCAGAATCACATGAGGTTCTTGACTTGAACTCTTCTGTAGTAACGGTTTGCATTGACTTGCAGTCTTCCGAGACCCTGATCCAGACCTTCTGCGAATGGGTTGGCAACCAGACCATAACGGGTCTTGAAGCCAATTTTTGGTTGGAAGGAGTTCTCACCAACTGCACGTACCATCTGAAGAGGTACATATGGGCAGTAGAAGAGACCTGCGTCATAAGGTGATGAACCCTTATAACCAACAACGTAGTACTGACCACCGTTTGCACCGGGGTTGTGACCACCTGAATAAGGATCGATGTATACGCGATACTTACCTTGCAGTGTACCTGCGAAGGTGCTACCGGTGTCATCAACGTTCAGGTTTGCGTTCAGTGCAGGTGTGTAGTCGAGTACACCAGCCATGGTCAGCGCAGAAGCAACGTCTGCGGAGCACATGATGATGTTGCCCTTACCACGACGTGTACGGGTTGCAATTGCGTTTGCATCACGCTCGATTTGGAACAGGAGACCCTTGAACTTCTCAACAGACCAGCGACCATTGGAGTCGATGTCCAGGTCGAATACGCCCTGAGTTGCGGTGTTATGTACAGCACCTTGCTCAGCGACCTTGTAGATGGTTCTGATGACTTCGCGGTTGATTTCTGAGAGGATCTCAGTTGACAGGATGTTTGCCAACTCAGCCTCAGCGTTCAGACCGTGAATTGCCTTGAGGTCTTGTGCCAGTTCCAATGAGTATTCTGCTTTCAGAGCTCTGCTCTTAGCAGTTACAGTGACTTTCTCGATTGAGAATGCCATCTGGTTGAAGGCGTTATCTCCAGAGTCAAGTGCTTCTGACTCTTCTGTTCCCATGCCCTGACCAACGTTATACGCAGTGTTGTCAGCGGAACCTGTTGGGTTAAGGAGACTTGGGTTTGAACCTGACTGTGCAGTTGTACCCATACCAACAGCAGAATCGGTCATTCTGCTTGTCAGATCGAAACCTGCGTCCTGACCAGAGAATGCAGAATCAACTTCGTTGAAGAATGCTTCGTCGCCACTCTGATTTTCGTAGCGGGAACGCATTGCGAAGATGAGTCCAGTAGGACCGTTCATTGGCTGAACGCCTGCGAGGTCATAAGCAACCAGGTTAGGCATGGAGCGTCTGATCAGTGAGATCAGAACAGGATCGAAACCTGCAACAGGACCTGCATCAGCAGCTGAACCGGAGAATCCAGCAGCACTTGCTGATGAACCGGTGTTCATGTTGGGGGTTTCGGTGAGCATTGATGTGCCGCTTTCGAATGCGGATTGCTCACGGAGGAATTTTTCTTGGTTTTCGAGCAGGACAGCGGTTACAGCTCTTCTGTGTGAATCCTTGATTTCATCAAGACCCTCATGGTTGAGGAGAGGTGCCCACTTTTCCTGCAACTGTTCGGAATGGAACATTTGCTAGTACCTTTAGTTAGTTTGTGTTTGAGTAATAATTGATTTCAGTTATTTGACTGTGCTTCCTAGTGCTCTGACATATGCATTCATCGAACCAGAATATTGCTGGTGATCGTTGCTTACACCTTCAGAAAGGGTTTCAGTCTTTACAGATGAAGATTGCTTCTTAGGAGCAAAATATGACTCCTTCAGTGTCTCCAACTTTTCACGATATTCTTCTTCACTTTCAAACTCAACACTTTCGGCAAGTGAGGCGAGCTTCTCTTTCTGTGTCTGTGCAAGACCATTAGAGACTTGATCTAAGATTCCGTCAGCAACCGACTCTGCGAGGCGCTTGTTGAGGGAAACATTTTTCTCAATCTGCTCGTTGAGTTTTGTTTCCATGTCATCAAGTTTGTCTACCATGTTATGGACAACATCATATTTATCTTCAGGGATTTCTACATAATGTGCTTCAAAAAGGTCCTTCATGCCCGAGAGGAAACTCTCGGTCATTTCGGTTTTCAGACCTTGGTCGATGACGAGTGCATTCTCTTGGAACCACTCATCAGCGACGTACTCAAGGTAAGAATCAACTCTTTCCGAGAGTTCTCCCTTGAATGTTTCAACTTCTTCTGCAAATACAGAAGAATACTTTTCTTCGAGTTCTACTTGAATTTGCGAAACTTTCGCATTAATAGCAGTCTCGAAGATTACTTTTGCTTTTTCTTGGAACTCTTCGGAAAGTTCTTCGCCAGCAAGAAGCGCATTGACATCTTCTTCGATGTCATATTCGATTACTTCTTCCTTTTCAGCAACTGTTTTTTCCTCGGTTGTCTCTTCTTCAGCGACTACCTCTTCCTCTGCAGTCTCTTGTTCTGCGACAACTTCGTCTTCAATTTCTTCTTCTTCCTTAACAGGATTTGCCATCTTAGGCATTGAATCTGCAGGTTTTGCTCCCTTATTTACAACATCTTTGACTTGCTTCAGTGTTGCACCGGGTTCTTTCAGTTTTGCTGAATCATCATCAGGCTTATAGTTTTCTGGTGTAGGTCCACCCAGATCTTCTACAGAACCGAGTTGGGTTCCGGGATCTGCCATTGTTGGCATAGGATCTGCTGGCTTTGCGCCAGAGTTTACAGCAGTTTTGGATTGCTTAGTGCCTACTTCCATTTCTTGTAAATCTCCACTGGACATGTGAACTCTCCGATTTAACCTTTGTATAATCTATATTTATTTAGTATATTAAAGTTTTGAGATAAATTCATCAAAAAGACTTAACTTATACTCTTCCAATAACTTTTTATCAACTAATGTGTTGATTCTTTTCTTTGTATTTTCTGCGAGTCTTTCGCGAAGAATACCTCCTTCCCAGACCCACTCTTTACCTTCCATAATACCTTCAACAAAGGCATCAGGAGCAGAGGGATCTGCGACAATATCAGCAGCAGTTGCCAGCATAAAATCTTCACCAACTTCAGAATATCCTTCTTTGGTTGGCTTTAATGATCCTACACCACGAGAAGAAACACCAAGAGTTACACCCTCTTTAAGTAAAGATTCGGCAATTTTTCCCATTGGTGTGGAAAGAATTTGTGCTTTTCCGATAAAATTGTTACCTTCTTGACGAAGACCTACAATTTTATGTGAAACGCGATCGAGATTGATTGATGGGCCATCAGGATGTCCCAGTTCTCCCAGAGCACGACCTTTGTTGATATACGAATCTGTATACCTGCCGACTTCGCGCTCCATTACGGATCTGCGATATACTCTTCCATTTCGGTTCTTGGTTTCAGTTTGTAAAAATGGGCCCTGAATGAACAGAGTTTTTTTACCATTTACTGACTCGGTAAGAACTTCAATGTTCTCGATTTCTTCTCGGATAAGTTTCATGTGATTAGTCTGTAAATCCTACTTGAGATCCTTTTAATGATCCTGAACAGAAAATAACCTGATAAGATTTCTTTTCTATCATCTCAACAGTCTTTGATAGAATCGTAACTGTAATTGGAGTTGCTCCAACTTCATCAGCTAAACTTAAAGTTGCTGCAGAAGTAGAAGAATTTACAACTCTAACAACAGTTGCTCCATTCAGAGTTGTTGCTGCAGAAGCATCAGTTGGGAGTGAAATCTCGTCCCCAATAAGTAATGTTCTAGACATATTAAATATAGATTAATATACTTTATTTATCACTCAGACTCTTCATCTGAAACCTGCTCTTCAGAATCAAACCCAAAAGCACTTTGTGCTGAATTTGGTCTGGAAGCTTCGACTTTTTCTGAACTCTTTGCAAAGAGTAAATCTTTGATTTTATCGCTGATTGATGATGGTGATTCATCATCAATAATCATATCTAGAAGGTCGTCCATAGTTTAAATGTATTAAGTATATTGACTATTTATATTTCCCCACCCTTGGGCATTTCTGGAACCTTAGTAACCTCTCCCTGTGATTCCAAATCCGGTTCCATCATTGGAGCACCAAGATCTCCTCCACCCATTGCATTTGGATCTTGGAATGGCATTCCAGTTGTAGGATCAATTGTTGCAGGATCTGGGATAACGCCATCCTTAATCTCTTGTTCAATCAACTTATCTTGTTCGATAATCTCTTCATCAGTCTGACGCAAGATCTTACGTCTTACGTAATCTTGAGAATAATATTTGCCAACATATGGTTGTGCTGTCTCAACCAAACCAAGTCTCTCCTGCATTAACTCAGATTCTTTTAGTTCTGAGAAATGATTATCATACAAGAAGTCATACTGAATATGTTCACTCATGATCTCCCAGTCTTCTGGGGTAACAATATTTTTTAGAATCAACTGAGTTCTCAGCATATCATTGAACATATTTGAGAATCTTTTTCTCAAACGAGCAACAAACTTTGTGAATTTGAGTTCATCTCTCAGGATCTCAGAAGATCTCCCCAAGTTAAATCCACCTTCTCCATCCATTCTTGATGGGGGAACATTAAGCGCACGGTAGAGTTTCTTTTTAAAATATTCAATATCCGTGATTTCTCCCAGGTTTTGTCCGCCAGGCAGTGTGGTGATTTCGGTTCCTCTTCCGCCCTCACGCCTGGGAAGCCAGAAGTCTTCAAGCATTGACATGAATTTTTTGTCATCTCTGATTTCTCCTGTTGATGCATCATATACTAATTTATTACGATATCTCATCATAACGTCGCGCAGATATTGTTCTGCTTTTACTTTAGGAAGATTACCTACATCAATATAAAAAATACGACGCTCTGGTGCTCTTGACAGTCTATAAATGACAAGACTATCCTCAATCATTCGAAGTTGATTAAGTGCCTTGATTGATTTATGAAGATATGAAAGTGTTGTTCCTTTGTTCCTATCTACCAGACCAGAAGTACAATATGTGATGGAATCTTTTGCAATCTTAATTCCACGAGTTGCATTGGTTTGCATTGGGTTCCCAGTACCCGTGGATTTTGGATTGTAGATGAAATATTCTTCCAATTCTGGGAAATCATAGTCCATTGGATTTTGATCTCTCAGATTCTTAGACATTACTCTGTCATATTCTGACTTTTCTTTCTTTTTCTGTTGACGAATATATCTCATTTTCATTGCGTCAATATAACGCAACTCCTGAATACCCTCTTGTGGATTTTTTAAATCGATAATTTTGTGATAATATAAACGACCATCAATATACCAGTTGCGATAAATCTCATGCGATTTTTTATCAAAATCCAATAAGTCTAGAATATACTTAAATTCTTCTCTTATTTTTTTCTTAATTCCGTCGCTGGCATTGAGATTTGAAAGTTCAATCTCAATTGGACTATCGTTTGTATCTGAAACAATCGCTTCATTTACAATATCTTCAATTGCAGTATCACATTCTGGATGAAGAGCCATCTCTCGATATCTCTTAATCAAATCAAATTCGGTTTTATATACTCCCTCAATATCAACATATGAACCAAAAAATCCACTACTCATATAGTGGTCAACCCCGTCCTCATTATTAGGAGGAACGGGGGAAACCGCAGAGGGACTTAGTTTGTCGTCGCTATCATCAATTGAAAAACCAAAGAGTTTCGCCATTATTAATTATTATTTTCTACTATTTATCACTTAACTGGAGTCTTGTTTTGGTCTTTGTTAGATCCAATTTCAATGTTTTGAACAGCAAACTCTACAGTAAACTCTTCAATAGTATCTCCAGTATCATATGAAAGTGCAATGTCACTAATTGTAACTGGCCAAATATCAATAAATTTATAAGTTCTTAATGGACTTACCTCATCATTGTTAGATCCTTTTGCATCATTTTTCTTACTTTCTGCCTTAGAACCATAACCTCTACCGAGTTGATAGACTTTTGCATCTACCATATACTCTGTTGGATTAGTTGCTCCACTGTTATTGTCCAGTTTTGCAATGTGATTGTGCCAAGTTTCGAAAGCAGTTCTGATGTCGAAGTTTTCATCATTAATAACTGTGATTGACCAGTTATCAATAGTTCTGTCTCCAGCAACTTTAAAGATTCTTCCTCTAAAGGGAACATCAATTGAACCTACATTTGATGCAGGAATATTTGATGCCTTGCATAAGAACTTGAATTCCTTTCTCAGTTCATTGCCCCAAACACTTGCAATACTGTCAGGGAAACTATCAATAGAAACTTCGAATAGATTGGGTCTTGCTCCTCCACCTGCGAGTGCAGATTTAAATCCGGAAATTGTACGTAAAGCTGACATTTTTGAAATCCTCCGTTTTTTTTAATTAATAATGATCAAACTCTACCAGCTACTTCTTCAAAGCTGACTCCTGTTCGAGTCGCAACGAAGGTAAGAGTAACGTAGTTGATGGATTTTGCAGGTTTCAGGAAAATATCTGCCCTGAATTCATTATTGTCAACTACATCGGGTGTGTTGTTTGTTGAGTCACAGACAACCAAGAAACCATATAAACCTCTCTTCGCTTCAATGTCGCGAAGATATGGTTCAACAATATTAACAAAATTAGCTCTTGTTAATTCATCATTCAATTCAAACAATTGAGCCTGAGCTGCTCTTTCGAGTGCTTGCTCAACCGTGAGGAAGAGACGACGAACATTAATACGATCGAATGCTGACTGATAACCTAAAGCAGTCTTATCACCAAACAGGAGAGTTCCCAATCCAGGTGTTGTAATAAAAGAGTTAATTCTCTGTGGATAGAGACGATCTCTTTGTGACTTGTTGGGATTATATGCAAGTTTCACTGCATTATTGATAACACCTCTCTGTTGACCAGCAGGGGAGAACCAAGGGTATGCTTGCAGACTTGTTCTTACCATGAGTCCAGCGACATCTGGATTGCATGGAACATATCTGAACATGTTGTTAAATCTATCATATGTATACTTATACCCACTATCAAATACTGCATATGATGAAGACGCAAGTGTGCTAAAGTAATTAATCAGATTCTCAGTTTGAGTTTCTGGATTTGTGACATTTACAACATTTCCTCTGTGAGGACCAATAACGGCGACACAATCTTTTCTTGCATTAGCGACAGAGATCAGATAGTTTGCCTTTGCTTGTGAATCAAATTCATTTGTGCATCCTGGACCCATGATAATATAATCAACTTGAATTTCATCTCTATTTGAGAATAGTGAATATGATGTTATCATGTCAGAAAGTTCTGCTTTCATTCCACCAGAAGCAGAGTAATCTACACCACCATTCAATGTATAAGTTGCGTTACCAATTGCTGAGAATGTAACTCCTTGAGCACCTAATCCCCAAAGTCCATCTCCTGTCGAAATTGGCTCAAATCCGCTGGAAAATGCAGGATCAAATCCTGTTGCTACTGGAGTTGTTCCATGATAGGCATCTGCGGCTTGAGATGGGTTAGCACCAGCATAGACATTTGCGGAAAAATCTGCAAGATACTGCTTATAGTAGATTTTTTGTGGAGAATTTACACTTGAGATGGCATCCTTTGCTTTTGAAATTCCAATATGCTTCTCAAGGATATTTCCTTGAATTCCAGTTACCAATCCCAGATCGTCAACTACTGCTACATGCATTTCATCATTCTTTCCGTTTCTCTCTAAAACGAAATTGCTTGATAATGGTTTTGGTGCAATAGTCTTCCAGTAAATCCTGGAGTTTGTAAGACCAAGAGTTTGTTGATCGTACCAATCCATAAGATCAGTTGGAACTGTTCCTGTAGATCCAAGAGTTCCTGTATTGGAACCAGTTTCATCTACGAAGAAAACAGAATCTGTTGCCTTGAATGAAGAAGATCTATCTCCCTCAGCATAGTCAATCATGGTCTCTTCTCCAGAAGAAGAAACTCTAGATACTACTTTTACAGTGACCAGACTCTTACCAGCAACAGAGTCTTCAACGACTTCTGTAATGATTCCCTTCAGATATCCATCAAAAGTTGATACTGCTCCAGCACCAGCAAGAGTGATGTTTGAGAGTGCTGCAGTAACTCCATATCCAACTACTGCTCCAGCGGTAGTTGCGTCCCCTGAATCTATCTCTAAAATTTGATCTCCAAAGTTGTCAATAACACATATCTTTAAAGAATCTGCCCAAGTTCCTGGGTTTTTAGCTGCATATGCAAATGAGGTATCTTCGTAATGATTACTCTGATAATCATCATAATTGTAGATCTTCAGATCACTAACAGATGAACTTCCAACACCAGCGTTTGCATTGTTGAGCGAATCTCCAGCAGTTCTAACTACTTTCATCACACCACCATATGAAAGATATGATGATGCGCTCATCCAGTACTCATATTGACCATCTTTTGAGCTAGGCTTGCCAAATACATTAATTAGCTCTGTTTCAGTAGCAATATTAATTGGTTCATCAACTGGACCTATAGCAAATGGTGCTGCGATAGCACCAATATTGTCCAGAACATTATCAGCTCTTCCTACTGTTAAGTCAACCTCTCTAGTAAGTACACCGGGAGATAATTGAGGAGTTGCCATGTTTTTCTCCGTAAACTTCAGTTTAACTAAAAATTATTTATTAAAACCTTTATTTTCAGAGGGGAAACTGGGAGTGAACTACCAATCTGGGTATATATCTAGTACTTTATCTCCAAAATCATATTTTTTTCTATTTTTCATAATTCTTTTTTTGGTACAATCCTTACATTCATATGAGTACGAAGATGCTACTGGTCCTCTATTTTTTCTTGTCCTGTAAAAACCATCCACAAGATTTTTTATTTCTCCACATTTTCTGCATCTTCTATCTGTAAGAAGAAAATGTCCTAGTTTTATTTGACTATCATCAAATCCTTCTATCATTTCTCTGCCGCATACAGTGCAAATGTAGAAGTAGTTATAACAGTCATCATATTAGCAATATGCTGTTTATCCGCTTCTGCACATCTATTAGACCTAGCAACAAAACAACCGATTATGGTTGCTCCCACTATTATCAATTGAATAAAAATAACAAAACGTATCAGATCAATAACCTTTTCTTTGGTACTTTTTCTATTATTCATGATAGATAATCCCACATATATGCTCTATCACCATATTCATCAGTAAACCATCTATCTCCATCCTTATCAACAAAACTTTCAGAATCTAATCCATCAGATACAAATCCAAAAGGAGCCATGTCTTGTTCTATTTGATTTTTTTGCTCTTCATATAATCTTTTCCGCACATCTTGATCTGTCAATTCCTTAAAGTATTCTTGTGCGACCAACCAAGCATAAATCACAAGACACATTGCTAGGTCATCGTTACATCCATCTTCTGCTTCAAACGAGTCTTTTTTTGATACAAAAGTAGTTAACTCAGATATAATTTCATAATCTTTAAACAAAACTTTGTTTTCTTCTACCATTGTTTTGAGATTTAATGATCCCACCTTCTTCACAGTTTTAGACATCTTGACTCCTAGTTGAGTCTTTTTACCAGAAAATCCTTGTCCAACAATTTGACCAGCACGACCTCTCATCGAGCACATCAAGAGATTTTGATATTCTAAATCATACTGGATAATAGACGCTACTTGATCTCCAACGTCATTCACTTCACAAAGTACAAAAGCGTTATTATAACTCTTTGCTAATTGATAGATGATATTGGGAAACATCATCGGTTTGATATCATTATTTCTATATTTTGCAACTACCTTATGTGGAAACTCTGTGATGTCAATAATAATAAATGCAGAATAGTCTTCTCCCACACCTCTAGCAACATCGACCGTAATTACATAATCGTGATTTTCTTGCGGGGCTTCATATACATCCATACCAGCATTTGATGTTGCCGGATTTTCATATACTAAACTTTTTAATTTACTTGGAGCAATCAAGGTATCAATCGATCCTAAGAATTCGCACTCAAACTCAACCTGGAACTGTTGTTTGGAAGTGTTGGCAATAGTCTGCTCTTTCCATTTAGAATCTCTACCCGGAACTTCACTCCAATGAACTTCTGTTGTCACATACTCATTTCTATTTCTTTCTGCATCATGCCACATGCGGTAGAAATGATTCATACCGTGTGGTGTAGAAACTATGATAACTTTTGTTTTTTGACCAGAAGTAATAGTAGGATAAACAGATGCAAAGAACGAGTCAGCAACGTGATTTGGGACGAACGCGAATTCGTCGAGAAAGAGGATGTTAAATGACATACCTCGGACAGCACTCGCAGACGTAGAAGCTGCCAATATCTTACTGCCATTTTCCAACTCCATTGATCCTTTGTTCCATGATATGATACCCTGTTGCATCCATTTTGGTAAGTTCTCGTATGCAGTTTGTAATCTTCCAAGAAGTTCTCTCGCAGTCTGTGCCTTGTTGGCAAGAATACCAATATTTACACTGTCGTTGAAAACTGCATAATGTAAAAGATACGATACCACAGTAGTAGACTTACCAGTCTGTCGTGGCATCTTACAAATGTTAAATCTATTATTGTGAAAATTGTTGATTAACTTTTCTTGGAAGTCATATGGATCAAACTGAGTTAGACCTTCATCAAGGGAAACAATTTTTACATAGTTTTTTGCAAAGTATACAGGATCGCCAGCGCATTTATAGAACTCTATAACCTGTTCTTTTGTAAATTCCTGTTGAGTATTTGCCTTTTTTAATAGAGGATTACCAAGATACTGTTCACTCATAAAATTTTCCCCTGAAAATCATCAGCAGTTCCACTTACGCAAAGACTTATTGATCCTTGAATCGGGATCTCTTGCAGTCTTTGCAGAAGTTAGTTTTGCCTTCATACCTTTCATTCTGGAACAGAAAGACTTTCTTCTATTGGAAGCCTTAGATCCTTTCTTTAATTTGGATGGTTTAGTTGTGACTGCTGTTTTGAGTTTAGATCCAGGATTTGCTGCACGATATGACGCAACACCCTTTGCATTAAGTCCTCCAGATGCACTCTTTCCTTCTTTCCTCTGCCATGCTGGAGATCCCTCTTCAAGTTCAGTTTCCTCAGTATGTAAAAACTGCTCTCCTGGTTTAATTTCGGAGATTTTATATGACTGAACTCTTGATCCAGGATATACCTTATCAAGTTGGTCCTGAACCTCTGAACGACTTGGTTGTGCGACAGATGGGAAGAACATTTTTATAACATACATTCTTCCTCTCCAAGAAAGGAATACCTGAATAATATTTCCCGTTTTCGCTGGGATACGGGTTGCTTCAGTCATTGATTCGATATCATATGTTTCAGTGCATACACATGGGTTCTGACCACATCTAGGGCATTTTGTTGCCTCCATCTTTGTTTCGTTCTGAATTACGTCATCAATAACCGCAAAGGTTTTTCCATATGCATCTGTGAGTTCTACTTCTTCTTTCTTAGTTTTTGTCTTTTTCACACAGTTTGGATATCTCTTACCAAACATGGTCTTCATACCTTTCTTTTCATATCCAGGCCAGCAATTCTCGCCCATTAACTTAGGACCTTTGGTCTTTCCTGCTGCTGCTGCCCTTTC